AAAAAAAATAAAAAAAAAAAAAAAAAAAAAAAAAAAAAAAAAGAGAACAAGACATGAAAGAGAAATTAATCACAAGAACCATCAATTCCACAAAGGTAACCACACTGGGGGTTAACGAAACCACAGGTGAAGCAGAGAACAGAACCTATGTAATTCCCGGGGCAATTTTAGCACCAGAGAAGGCATTAAGAATGTCCATCAAGCGTAACGAAGATCCCGAGTATCATCCATCAGTGGTTGTAGATACTGTGCTGGAAGAGAAAGTATATGGTCTTGAGATCACCAAATTTATGGAACTCGCTCACGAAGTAGAACGTCCTGTATCGCAGCAGAAGAAAGCAAACTAACCAACGCCAACAACCAAACAAGAAAAGGAGATTAAATCATGACAATCATTAAAGCAAGCAGAGAGTTTAACAAGATAGAAGTATACAAGATGACCCAGGACCAGGGGACAGTAAGTGTAAAGGACGTTCCAGATGGAACAATCCTTCCCGTAAGCGGATATCTGATCTACGAAGATGTCGACTACAAGGGCGAGAACCACGAATTGCTTTCAGTCTTAGGAGAAGACGGCGCAGTGTGGACGTGTCAGTCAGCGACATTCAAGCGAAGCTTTACGCAGATGGCAGACCTCTTTGAGGATGAGCCATTCTCCATCAAGAAGATGTCAGGTGTAACTAAAGCAAATAAGGATTATGTAGATTGCTGTCTTGCAATGTAGCAATGTAGTTATTCTAAAGTATAAAGATTGGGGCATATGCCCCTTTCTTTTTACAGAAAGGAGCGGTTATGGCTAAGAGAAAACCTAAGTTAACAGATGTACAGAATAAGCAACTGTCTGATGTAAAACAGGCATACCGTAGAGAAAGACAAAGAATACAACAGCAGATTAACCGAATGACTAAGCGAGGATATGACGTACCCGAATTACTCCCTAAAATTCCAAAGAAAATCACCGAAGCCAGTGTGCGTAGACTTAAGAAGCTAACCGCCGAAAAGCTGTACAAAGAATCCAGGTTTATCGACATAGAAACAGGAGAAATTTTAACTGGTAAACAAGGTCAACTAATAGAGAACAAACAACGAGCACAGAGAGCGGTGCAAACACGAAGAAATAAGCGTAAAACATCAAAAATTCCACCGCAGGATAAGACAAAAGGGTATCAGGATAGAAACGGAAAGACTGTATATGATGTGGAAGTAGTTCAGTTTGACCAACAAGTACTAACAGTGTTTACTATGGAAATGACAGAAATATTTGGTCGTATTCCCAAACTATTTAATTACATAACTGCATGGTTCACAGCATCCAGATTTAAGTATGGTGACGAAGAACTAGCGGAAGTCCTACAGCAAACAAAAGAATCCGGTGACTGGCCTGGATGGGAATGCATATCAGATGAAGAATTGTTGCGGGGTAAATTAACAGCAATAACAGACCTGATGGCAATCAATAGAGAATCACGTGAGGAAATGTTTGAGGAATTAGAGCAATTAGAGGATTGGACGGAAGGGGATTAACAGGATGTGCGGACGCGAAACTATGAGTATTACGTGGCAGATTTTGAAACAACCGTGTATAAAGGGCAGCAATTTACAGAAGTATGGGCGGCGGCAGTAGTTAAGTTATGGGATGATGATGTCGAAATATTACACTCGTTACCAGAATTTTTAGATTACATGTATGATAAGAAAACCAATATTATTTGTTATTTTCATAATGTAAAGTTTGATGGAAACTTTATATTAGACTATCTGTTAAGAAACGGATATAAATGGAACCGTGTAGCCGAAGGTAAAATGCTAAACAGACAGTTCAAGTGTGCGATTAGTGACAGGGGGCCATGGTATTCTATCACAGTTAAAATGCATAATATGGTAATAGAATTTAGGGATTCTTACAAGTTGTTGCCGTTCTCAGTTAAGCGAATAGGAAAGGGATTTCAGACAAAACACCGTAAACTTGACATGGAATACGAAGGATTCCGTTATGCCGGATGCGTGATAACAGACGAAGAAAAAGAGTACATACGGAATGACGTACTGGTAGTCAAGGAAGCTCTTGAGATAATGTTTGAGAGAGGGCATCAAAAGTTAACCATAGGGTCATGTTGCTTAGAGGAGTTTAAGTCTACCTATGACAAAATAGACTATAAAAATTTCTTCCCCGATTTAACGGAGGTGGAAATAGATGAAGAAATATACGGCGAATGTAATGCAGACAGCTACATCCGACACAGCTACAGGGGTGGGTATTGTTATCTGGTCAAAGGCAAAGAGAATAGAAAGTACTTGCACGGCTGGACGGCAGACATTAACAGTTCATATCCATCAAACATGTCATCTGAATCAGGGAACCGATACCCTGTAGGAATGCCTAAATTTTGGCAAGGGGATATTCCAAACCTTCCAGGGCAAAGTTATTATTTTGTTAGAATTAAATGCAGATTTAAGATAAAGGAAGGGATGCTTCCTACTGTGCAGATAAAGGATAGCTTTCTGTATAGCGGAACTGATTATTTAACAACATCCGATATCTACGATTATTCGTCAGGAACATATAAGCGTTATTACATGCGTAAAGGCGAACTACACGATACCCAGATAACAATGACTATGACGTGTGTAGACTATGAGTTATTTTTACAACACTATGACGTTTATGATTTACAGGTATTAGATGGCTGTTGGTTTAGAACGGAGATTGGGTTATTTGATGAATACATGTACAAATATAAGAACATTAAGGAATCGTCACAAGGTGCAGAGCGGGAACTTGCAAAGCTATACCTTAATAATCTCTACGGAAAATTCTCCGCGAATGATTCGTCTAGTTATAAGGTGCCATACATCAACAAGAAAAACGTGTTGGGCTTTGAACTGGTGGAGGAACATGAAAAGAAACCAGGGTACATTGCAATAGGCTCTGCGATTACATCATACGCAAGGAGGTTTGTAATCAATGCAGCACAAGCTAATTATCAAGGACCGGATAGGGACGGTTTCATTTATTGCGATACGGATTCCATTCATTGCAGTGGGAGCCCTAAAGACGCAAAAGGAATTAAGATTCATCCTACAAATTTCTGTGCGTGGAAACTCGAAAGTTATTGGGACGAAGCAATTTTTGTTAGGCAAAAGACGTATATTGAGCATGTCACTCATAATGACGCGGAACCAGTAGAACCTTATTATCAAATTAGGTGTGCTGGAATGTCAGAGGACGCGAAACAAGAATTTATCAAAGAACACACAGTTGAAGAGTTTAGAGAAGGGCTGAAATTAAAGGAGGGATTGAAACCAATCAGAATGCCCGGAGGGGTGTTACTTGTAAAGAAAGGATACGACATGCGACCCAAGGTTCACAAGAAGATTAAGGAGGATTAAAGATGCCACTTTGGTTAGTACTTGTGCTAGTTGCACTAGCTATAAAATATGACGATTTGTTTTAATATTTGATTATTTGCGCAAATAATTAAGAATTAATAAAAGAGAGGATATAATATCCTCTCTTTTTATATCATTACGTGGGGTGTAACAAGGGGCATTCCAATTACCGTTTAACCCAGCGGCACCTTTTACAGCGTGGATTCCACCAGCGTTCAATGCTACATAACCCACGGTGATACCTATAAAATTTTTAATTCTCGTGCTCTCTAATTAGCTGTTCACATTCCTCTGCTGTTAATTTACACTGACAACATTGGCAATATTTTCCCGTTGCAGAACATACATAATCCTCATCATACTCATTCCCGTTGCAAAACGGGATAACTATGACATAAGGGCAATTATAAAAACCATATACTATTCCTCCCTCCAGAACTCATGGAAACTTTAATATGATAACATCTGTATAACCATTTGTTTACTTTCCAGATTCTTGAATCTGAAACAACCCTTATTAAACAACATTCTAAAGTTATTAATAATCAAGGCATTCTTAGCCAACATAACATAGTTAATACTATGGTCATCAGTGGTAAGTGACAATTTAGTTGGAAAAGATGCGTCATATTTATCAGTAACGTACATAATTCCTAAAGTCTCATAGTCATAAATTGCATAGTGTTTGTTAAGATATTTGATAGTGTACATGTATCGGCCACGACCCTCTGGTTGCTCAATGAATGAATAATTATCGTTAAGATAAACGTTCTGAGAAGCGTAAGCCACATAGTCACTAGATGAGAAAGCTCGGTTAAATCCTGATTCTAATTGTGCGTCAGACGCAGACTGTATGAAACCCTGTTCCAGTACATAGCCGTCACCCTTAAGGAAATTTGTATCTCGTTTTAGTCTGGTAGAAATCCCCAAAGCTGAGTAATACGGGTTAAGCAAACTAACCGTGTTACCGCACATGTAGACTGGCACATAGCGAATCTGTTTACCATTACCACGGGCTATACTGGTGTGAACTGAAAGCAGTTTCCGAATTTCATCTGAGCAATACTTACCCGTCTCGCTCTGAAACTCGTCCATCAGCATTCGTTCTACGTCATTAAACAGGTGGCTATATTTCTTTATCGCATCAGCGTTGTTAAGTGCGATAGCATAACCACAGGGCTCATCATTCAGGAACAACTCATGGAATATTCCCTTGGCCATGGGTTTACTGGACATAAAATCATCTGGATAAAATAACCCATGGATATCCTTGAAAAACTTTTCAGCCACGTCAGACAATTCGTAATTGAATCTATAAATCAAACAAAATTTTCCTTGACCAGCTTTAAATTTTTTAACGAAGTAACGGTTAAACCAGGTTGTCTTACCTCCCGTACGGTTAGTGGTTACTAAAAACAATTCTGGGTTTTTACCGTTAATATCTTTTAGGGACAAAAGTTTTGTGCCATCATAGTAAGCCACGTTTAACCTCCTTTCAATGAAGCACCCTGATGGGTGCGTAGGTTCTCGACCTATCGGTCGGAACTATTTCCTTTATTTGGAAATGTTGCAAAAGTCACACTTTTGGAATATCTTCATTTACATTTATATTATATCATAAATCTGTTGCAATTGCAACACTTTTATGGTATAATAAAAGGTAGAAAGGAGTAAGTATATGGGAGATATTGTAAGCGTCATTAGTTCAGTAGGATTTCCAATTACCATGGCTTTAATACTGCTATGGTACATCTACGACAGCAACAACAAACACAGAGAAGAAATTGACAAAATGTCAGAAGCTTTGAACAACAATACCATTGCAATAACAAAGCTGTTAGACAAGTTAGGAGGAGATAAAAATGTTTAATGGCATTGATGTTTCGCGACACCAAGGAACCATAGACTGGAACAGTGTAAAACCGAACATTGATTTTGCAATCATCCGGGCTGGTTTTGGAAAGAACAACATTGACGCTAAAGCTAGAAGAAACGTGTCCGAGTGTGAGAGATTAGGAATCCCATACGGTCTTTATTGGTTCAGTTATGCGCTACATCCAGAAATGGCCAAAAAAGAAGCCGAATACATGATTGATTTTATCGGGGAACACAAGCCCGAATACCCAATCGTTTACGACTTTGAGTATGACACGGTAGCACACGCTAACAGAAATGGTGCACGCGTTGACCGACAGTTTGTACTTAACTGTACTGAGGAATTTTGCCGCACACTGGAAGAACATGATTTTTATGCAATGTTTTATACCAACAACGAATATTATCGACTGTACTATCAGGCAAGCAAGGTTGCTGAAAAGTATGATATGTGGTACGCGAGATATGCAGATTCACCAGGACGACCTGTAACATTGTGGCAGAAATCTGATTCAGGAAAGATACCAGGAATCAATGGAAAGGTTGACCTTGATCAAACTGAAAGGGATTATCCGTTTATTATTAAACGTGCTATGCTTAACAATTGGAGGTAATTACATGCCAGCTATACAAACCACTTATAATTGGGCAATTGAAACCTGCGCTAAGGAAAATGTAGGATACTCTCAAAAATACCGGAACCAGCAAAGCGTAAATGGTATTACATACTATGACTGTTCGTCTTTTATATGGTACGCATTGATTGCTGGTGGTTGGGACTTAGTATCTGTGTGGGGAACATGGCCTTTTACAACAAGCAGTATGGCTGGCGTGTTAAAACAAGTAGGATTCACAAAACACGCACCGGACATTACATGGTTGCCAGGCGACATTGTTATTAGGACAAATCACACTGAAATGGTATTTGATACTACGAGAACCATGGGTGCGCACTCAGCAAACGTGCCGTTGGAACAACAGGTATCTATTAACGCTAACGATTCACGTGGTAACTGGTTAGAACTATGGCGGTGGGAAACCAGTGCTACAAATGAATGGATTAAGGGAAATTATTATTTGTCGATTGGAGAAATGCAGAACAACGCTACTATCCAATTTGCGTATTTTATGTCTAAGGGCTGGACAGCCGAAGCCGTAGCGGGTCTACTCGGAAATCAACAGGTAGAATCAACGCTTAACCCTGGAATATGGCAGGACTTAACACCGGGCGGTGGCTGGGGACTAGTCCAGTGGACGCCATCAACAAACTATACCGACTGGGCAGACGCTAACGGCTATGCCCGTGATAGCGGAGAAGGGCAGATGGAATGGATTGACACACAGACAACCCCGTCTGGACAGTGGATACCGACAACGCAATACCCCGAATCATTCGGAGAATTTAAAGTTAGTGAACAAACACCGGAATACTTAGCAGATTGTTTCCTGAAAAACTTTGAGCGACCAGGCACGATTGACCAACCAAAAAGACAAGAGTACGCAAGGTATTGGTATGACTGGTTTAAAAACGAATATGTTCCACCGCCTAATCCACCAGATGGTGGTGAGTGGTCATACAAAATGCCGTTTATATATTATAACAAAATATTTTAGGAGGGAGAACCATGGCAATGCTTGACAGAGAAAAGTTTTTTGAGAGAATCAAGGAACGCCTGGGAGAAGATGATTCGGATGAAGCGTTATCTTTTCTCGAAGATGTAACCGACACGTATGACGACCTTGAAAGAAGAGCCGCCGGTGACGGCGAAGATTGGAAGGGTAAATATGAAGCCCTGGACGGAGAATGGAGAAAGCGATATAGAGAGCGTTTCTTCGGAAGCCGTGAAGAAGTAAAAGAGGAACAAGAGAAAGATGTGAAAGATGATGGTAAAACAAGGTCATTTGAAACGTTATTTGAGGAAAGAGAGGGTGAATAATTATGCCTATTAAACCAGAAAAAATTACGCTTAGTGATGTGCAGGCCAATGCTGCAGCAGCGTACAGCGCGGAAAATCCTGATGTATCCGCAACCAATTTACAGAAAGCTGCAGCACAGATTTTAAATACAATCCGTGACAACGCATCAGCCAACTATCAGAACTATGTACCAGAACTGACAGCAGGTGATGACACGTCATTACGTCAGATTGGCGCAGTCATCATGGACTTACAGCCGCTTAGAAACGAGTTCTTAACGGCTCTTATGAACCGAATTGGGCGTGTGCTCATTACTTCCAAAATGTTCTACAATCCGTGGGCTGGCATGAAAAAAGGTCTGCTGGAATTTGGCGAGACGGTCGAGGAAATCTTTGTTAACATTGCTAAACCGTATCAGTTCGACCCAGCGGTTGCTGAATCAGAAGTGTTTAAGCGTGAAATCCCGGACGTAAGAGCTGCGTTCCATATCATGAACTACCAGAAATTTTACAAGCAGACTATTAGCAATGACCAGCTTAGACAGGCGTTCCTTTCCTGGCAGGGGATCACTGATCTTATCGCCAAAATCGTAGATGCTATGTATACGGGTTCTAACTATGATGAATTTCTGACTATGAAATATCTCATTGCTAGAAACGTACTGGATGGAAGAATGCACGTAACTGAAATTGCTCCCGTATCAGCTGAAAACGCAAAGACAATCGTTTCCACCATTAAGGGAGTATCCGGCGTATGGCAGTTCCCAAGTACGCAGTACAATCTTACAGGCGTAACTACCTTCACCGATACTCAGGACCAGATGCTTATAATGAACGCCAAATTCAACGCTGTGATTGACGTTGAGGTTCTTGCTTCTGCGTTCAATATGGAAAAAGCCGAGTTCATGGGCAACCGTATCCTGGTTGATACGTTTAGCTTTAGCGCAAGCGACAACAGCCGACTTACAGAGCTGTTTGCTAACGACCCCAACTTCGTGCCGTTAACGGCAGCTGAAAGAACAGCCCTTGACGCAATCCCAGCTGTCATGGTAGACCGTGACTGGTTTATGGTTTTTGACAATTTCTATAACTTTACCGAAAACTACAACGGTCAGGGTCTTTACTGGAATTACTTCTATCACACATGGAAAACATTCAGTGTTTCACCATTTGTCAATAACACTGTATATATTGGCGGCACGCCAACAGTTACAAGCGTAGCAGTTAGCCCTGAGACAGCGACTGTTAACAAGGGTCAGCTGGTTAAGTTGTCTGCTACTGTTGTAACCGCTAACTTTGCTCCTAAGTCTGTTACATGGACTGTTACTGGTGGAACTGATTCCACGATTGACATTTACGGTAATCTGGTTGTTGGCGAAGATGAAACAGGCGAAACACTTACTGTTACAGCCACTTCTACTTTTGACAGCACTAAGACCGATACGGCAACCATCACGGTATCAGCATAATAAAGAGGGGGTTTATCCCCCTCTTAAGGAGGTAATATGTACGTAAATCCAAATACAAACGTCCATATTCTTAAAAATGTTCCACTGGATAATACCTACAGGAACACAATTTACTTTAGCACGGCGGCGCAGCAAGCAAGCTATTTTGCTAGTCTGTCAAAGTTTTCGTTAACCGAATACACCTATCAGAGAATTGATAAAACAATTAACGTGGGTATTAACGCTGAATCATTATATGACTGTAACTATATTATGTTCCAAAACGCTTCGTTTGGAAATAAATGGTTCTATGCGTTTATTACTGGTGTGGAATACAAGGGCAACAATTGCTCAACTATAACATACGAGATGGACGTAATGCAGACTTGGTTCTTTGATTACACGGTGAACCCTTGCTTTATAGAACGTGAACACATTCTTGTCGACACAATAGGGGCTAACCTGGTAGAAGAAAACCTGGAAATAGGAGATTATATCTACGATACAGCTTTTAGAACCGAACACATGGACGATTACGTGGTCGTTGTTGCCGCAACCGTAGACGCTCAGGGTAATGTCGGAACTAGCACAGGTGGTTATGGAGGAATTTATTCAGGATGTTGGTTGCACGTATTCGATACTTTCCCCGCAGTTGCCGTGTTTATTGATAACCTTATTACTAACAATAAAGCAGATGCTATCGTTTCTGTGTTCATGATGCCATCAGACTTTACTACAGCAATGGGCGCGCCAGCTAGAAACTACGTTGTAGAACGTGACAAACAACGAGGTGCCATAGATGGTTATGTTCCCATGAACAACAAATTATTTACCTATCCTTATTGCTTTTTATATGTGACTAACTTAATGGGCAATTCAGCGGTCTATAAATATGAATACTTTCAAACCGCCAACTGCACCTTTAACCTGGGAATGGATATGTCCCCAAACCCGTTAGGAATGCTTACCCCACTAGGTTACAAAAACGCGGGAGCAAACTACAACGAGGCCATCACAATTGGAGGATTCCCACAATGCTCATTCACGGTTGACACCTATAAAGCGTGGCTTGCACAAAATGGTTCGTCCATGGCAGTTGATATGCTAGGTTCAGCAATGGGTGCCGTAGCTGGTGTTGCTACAGGCGGGCCAATCGGTTTAGTTGGTGGAATTGCTGGTGCTACAAATGCCGGAAGAACGTTAGCTAGATTAAATGCAATCCAAACACAACCTCCACAAAGCCATGGCTCCCAGTCTAACACTGCGCAGGTGGCCTTTAGTATTAAAGATTTTTATTTTCTTAATTATCATATCCGTGCAGAGTTTGCAAAAATAATTGACCAATATTTTAACGTTTATGGATATGCAACACATCAGGTGAAAGTTCCCAATCGTTCTCAACGTCCTCACTGGAACTACGTAAAGACCGTAAACTCAAATCTTACTGGAAGTGTCCCAGCTGATGACATGGCAAGATTACGTGGAATCTATGATAATGGTGTTACGTTTTGGAAAAATGGTTCCGAGGTTGGCAACTACAGCTTAGATAACAGAGCGGGAGGAGGTGGTAACTAATGAGCAAAAAGGGAGGTATGGTTCCGGGTAACACCCGTGAGTTCTGGAACGCAAAGAAATGCAATGACTGGACATTTATTCAGTACTACAATCGATTGGTTGATTTGACTATCAGTCAGTTTGAGTGGATTAATCTTCCTCCAACGTGTGACAGACGTTTCCTGGAATTAGCGTTGTTTGCTGATGGAATGGCCGTATTTTTTAGGGATGAAGTAATGGGATACTTAACGCTCCAGTGCATGATATCTGGACCTCTGGATGTTTACAGAATACCGATATACAGGCGTGCGTATGCGAGCAATGGGTATCAGATGGAATTAAGCAATGAAAACAGCGTGCTTATATTTAACAACTCTTTGCATATTAACTCTCAGTTAGACATAGAAATGTATGCTTGGAGACTTTACGAAATCCAGCGTGCTATTGATACCAATGTGAAGCTACAGAAAAATCCTAAGATTATTACGTGCTCTGAAACTCAGCGACTTACAATCGTTAATCTATTTAAACAGTACGAGGGAAACTACCCGTTTATATTTGCAGATAAGCAAATGGATTTGAATGGGTTAAACGTGGTTGACATATCAGCGCCATACGTTGCAGATAAATTGCAGGTATTAAAAGGACTTGTCTGGAACGAGGCTATGACTTACTTAGGAATAGGAAACACCAATGACGAAAAACGTGAGCGACTTAATACCCTGGAAGTTAAAAGCGGCATGGGAGACGTGGAAGCGCAACGTTATACACGGTTACTTGAACGAGAAATCGCTTGCGAAAGAATTAATGCTATGTTTCCGGGTCTTAATTTGGAGGTAAGATACAAACAGATAATCGCTACAGAAACTCAGATGGACGAAGAATTAGAAACAGAGGAGGTGGCTGAAGAATGAGTGCCATTACTATGACATTAGGTTATGTTTGTGAAGGTTTAGTGGGAAGAGCCGAACCAGCAGGATACACAGATATTGTAAACACAGTTATCCCGAGTGCCGTTCCGCTTTTGTTTGACTTTAATTTCCCTATTTTTGATGAGCAATACAGAAACGTGTTGTTAACAAAAATCATCAAACATTATTATACAAGGGAGATCGGTGAAGAAACACTCGGATTATTCAAACTTAGAATGGATACTAGATTAAATGAAATCATGCCGTACTACAACAAAATGTATGAGACCGAAACCTACAAGTTTAATCCAATTTATGATGTTGATTTAACAAGACAACACCAAGCAAACAAAACAGGTACACAAAAACTGGACGGAAAAGTACTGACAACCGAAGAAGGTCAGTCAATAACAGCTGTGGATAACACCTCGAAAACAGATGGCAATGTGAATCAGACCGTTACCCGTGCTGGAACTGATAAATATTCTGAAACCCCTCAGGGTGGGTTGGTGGGGCTTGCAAATGATGAATATCTAAGCAACGCTAGAATGACAAATGATAATGATACAACTGCTGCTACAACTGGTGATACTACAACTCTTAATGGAAACACAGACACAACAACGGATAATACAACAAACGTTACTACAAACAATAATACAACTATTAATGATGTCGAGGATTATATCGAGACGGTAAAAGGTAAACAAGGAACACAAAGTTATGCATCTATGATAACGGCATATCGTGAAAGCCTTATTAACATTGACATGATGATAATCAACGACTTATCAGATTTATTCTTAGGAATATGGGAGGTAGGATATCAATGGTAAATAATGATACAAATTTTAAATCAATCGAGCTGTTAAGGTGTTGGTGCATGAAGTCCTTGCCTACAGTGTTTAGTGACGCATTAAGTTATAATCAGCAGGTATGCCTACTGACCAAGGCCATTAATGATATGGCAAATACGATTAATGGATTGCCGGATTATATTATTGAGTTGGTAAAAGAGTTGCTAGATCAGTTAGGGTTGGAAGAACTTGTTAAAGAAGTGCTTGCAGATCTTTATTTCTTAAACGTGCAGAACCCTCCAAATAACATAGTTGCGGCTGCGGGTGATGGGGTTGCTGATGATACGGCGGCTATTCAAGGCTGCATAGATTATGCTTTCAATAATGGAGGAAAAACGGTTTATTTTCCCAGCGGAAATTATTTAACAGGTTCTTTAACATTAAAATCTGGCGTTACTCTATTCGGCTTTTCAGATAATAACACTAAATTAGTTTTAAAGGGTGGAGCTACGACATCTCTATTGACTATTTCTGGTGATCAAACAGCTGTTAGCAATTTAAGACTTGACAGCAACTCTGGTATGCAGGTAAATAATGTTGGCGTTATTACATTAACAGGCATAGACTGTAACCTTACTAACATTTACGTAACAAACGGTTATAACCTTATAACGGCTAATTCAGACAGTGGGTCAGTGTTAATTCAAAATGTTGTCTGTGGGATTGGGGAGTATAAAGCTATTACTATTTCCGGAAACGCAACCTATGTTTTAGACAATATTTTATTTAATCAAATGTCAAGTATTTCAGGTGACACGTGCCTCGAAATTAATTCCAGTTATGTATTAGCTGACAACATCAATATTAAAGCTAGAGTCCCAAAAGGCGTTGTAGAAAACGGAAGCTATTGTAAATTTAGCGGAACAATCCCAAACGCGGTTGAAAAAATTGTAAATAACGGCGAATTTAATAACAACGATATAACGGGCGAAATTCATTATTCAAGACTTTCCGGAAAAGATTTTTTATCCTGCGAATCAAAAGAAGAATCAATCACAAGCAATAAAAATGTCTCTGCAAAAAGTATCACCGAAACATTAACAGGTGATAAAAATATTAGCTCCGTTAATATCACGGAAACTTTAACCGGTAATAAAACTGTGTCAGGTGAAAATGAAACCCATAGTATTTTAAATAAGTTAAGCTTGACGGGAAATTCAATAGAGCTTCATAGTGACTCACCTCTAATGTACGGAAATAGAGCAAAGTTAAATCGTTATTATGATTATGTTAAAATGAGGGACTATGAAAATAACGAATACAATGTTCTTGTAGAGGGTGAGCACCTTAGTGGTTTAAATACAGTGTTTAATATAGTCGATTTTGGTGCCGTAAGCGGCGAAGATTGCACTACAGCTATAAACAACGCGATTAAAGAGGCTAGCAACTATACAGGTAGTAAAGTAATATATTTTCCAACGGGGTATTGGAAGGTTAGCAGTACAATTTATTTGGATGAGCCCGTTGATATACATTTTATTGGTAACGGATATTCAAGCTCATATATAGTTCGTGATTCAGCTTTTGTGAACGGAAACACTATTACATTATACGGCGCTAGAAATTGTTCTATCGAGAGGCTTAATTTTTGGGCACAGGATATGTACACAAACGGGTCTAGCGTATATACAGACGTTGTAATTTTTAACGGGTCGCATATTGAGGCAGATTTTTGTATGGACTGCTTCATTAAAGAAAACCAATTTACAAGCATGACTTACGGAGTTAATTTATCTGGCGGAACAAGAGTGCATGTTATGTATAACCTATTTTTATGCGGCTATTCCTGGAATGATACTGGATACAAGCAAACCGTTGCGGGAATAATAACAACTACAAACAACGGGGATATCCCTTCATGGGGTGTGGGAGATTACGAGAGAAGAAGACACGAGGATAGTAATATTATTGGTAATCGTATTATTGGATTATCCGCAAGTTCTTCCAGTCCAAATTTCTGGAGTGGACCGGCTGCTGGTCTATTGGTTAACTCGGCAGAGTCCTTACACGTTTTAACCAACGACCTTGTAGGAGCGTATGGGTGCTATATTGGTGGGGACGTTTTAGATGTGGAGGTGGGAAACAACTTTTTTGACATCTCAGCTAAAACCAATTTATGCGTAGGAGGATATGATTCATCAGTATTTAGTGGAACACTATTGGAAGCACAATCCACTAACCTTAACGCCACTGGCGTTGTTGTGTCAAATTGTTTATTTAACGGGCAATCTTCTACACCTCAAAACGTGGCTGTAAGTAATAAAGCTATAACTTCCTTTAGCAACTGCTATTTCGAGTTAAGCGGAGGCTCTAACATAAATATTTATGAGGGATACGTTACGTTTAGTGGGTGCGTGTTTAATTCCTGGAATAGGTATAAAGGCGACTTTGACATGTCATTATTTTTGGCAAATGAAGCGTGCCACGTTGCATTAACAGGGTGCATTTTCGGCGGAAAAGGCGGCGATAGCACAAGTGATGAGTATATGAGGTTTTGCGTAAAAGTGCCCGGTATTTTTTCAAAAATTACCTCATACGGGTGTATAATCACTGATGATACTATTACAGTTCCTTTTAAATATGATAATCCTATCGCAGTAAATACACCAAAATTTGCAGCACAATGGCTATACTACACTAATCAAAAGGTATTAGGAACGTTTTCTATAACATCCGGCGTTGGGTTTTATAACAATTACGGGTGTTGGGCATTGGTAAACATTGCAGGAACTAATATAACAAGTGTTAAGATGAATGAGTATGAACTGTTGGCCCCGAATACATCAACTAGTTCTATTGCTCAATTAGTACCTCCTGGCGGCAATTTAAACGTGACCGGAGAAACATTAACAGCAACTTTTATTTCAATGTAAGTTTCATAGACCACATTAACATCCTCCATAAAGCGTGCTATAATTAAGATAGTTAAAACATGCTTTATGGAGGATTCGTTGTCTGTATGTTCAATATTTTATACATTGCTTAAGGTTAAGGTGGTGGTTGGGGAAAATGGTAACAGGCGAAAAAAATAAAGG